AATACATTGGCATTTGCAAAAGCAGACAACGTTAGATTTACATAAGCAGATGTACTTGCTGCTGCTGTAAGCGTTGCCGTATCTGCTACGTCCGTGCCTCCGGCAGCGGCTGCGGTGTGAACACCGACTTCCGCTGTAGTAGCGGCTGCTGAAAAATTACTAAGAGTAATTTGACGAACAATGTATTTAGCACCATCTTGCATGGAAACAACGGTATCACCAGCCGTGCCAATAGACTGACCCGGAAGGAAACCAAGGCGTTTGTATCCAAAACCATCTGGATACTCACGACCAACGGCATTTGCATCCATGTTTGGCTCCTTTAACTGTTGTAGGTGCCAGAAGCAGCCTGTTCACTACCAACAACAACATAATTTGAAGTTGCCAATGCCGAGCCAACGTTGGTAATCCGCACGTTAATCCCGTCTGAGATGAAGAACCCAGACGATGCGTTAGCAATCGGATTAACAAGAGCACTTGTGGCTGAACCAGTGATGCCTACGTTAGCAAACCCAGTGCCGTCAGACTTGTTGTTAACTTGGACAGCAACGTTAGCAACGGGGTAGATAATGTAAGCGCCAGCGGTAAGCACAGACGATGCACCTGAAGTCAGGCTAGTAGAGCCTGCTACAAAGTACGCCGCAGTGCTATTTGCATTAGCACTGGCAAGAAGGATTTTTGCTAAAGCGAGTGACATGTCTATCTCCTTAAAGGGTCAAAGAGTTATAGCCAGTCACCTTCGTCATCGACTTGGGCTTGGTACTGACCATCTCAGCGATCATCAGAACGGCACCAACATAGCCAATTTGGAAGTTCGGGAGAGTAGACTCAAACCCGGTAAACGCAAACGATGCCTGCTCATGAATGTAGAGCGACAGATAGTTTGTGTTTAGCAGATACAAAGTACCCTCTGGGCAGTATGGGTCTGGGTAGATAGGCACACCAGCAACCATCAGAGCGCGGAACGCAGCCTGGGGGCCATTGGCATCACCATCGAAACCAGAGCCAGGAGTGATGACATACTGTTCCTGACCGACATAATCTTGGGCCAACAGCGTCCAAGTACCAAAACCGCAGACACCAAAGGTCGGAACCTCAGCACAGTTCTTGACCGTGCCAGAGATGTACTGGAGTACGTTCTGACGAGTGGGGTTAACAGAGCCAGCGGCATACTCTTTTGATCTCCACCAGCTATAGCTGGAACGATCAATGTTGCCGTAGGTGCCAGAATCATCAACAGCTAGTGGTAAACCCGTAAACTGTTGGGTGTTACTGGTGTTGGTGTACAAGGACGTAGCCATTGCATCCATCATCACGTTGGTCGCATCGTTCATGCGAGCTTCGATCAGGGGAATAATGGCGTAGTCCTGCTGTACGGCACCTTCCATTCCGAGGAACGGAACTGGGCTGACCAGCAGTTTCAGGTTGAACTCGGCGTTATAAGCGCCTTGTTGCACTGAAGGTTGGGCAAACGAACCAGAGTAATCAGACCACTGGGCGTTTACGAATTGAGAACCCTGGACAGGCACCGTCACTGACGACACACCGCCAGAGGCGGTTTGACTATTAGCGATCAGCGCTGCCATGAGGGGCGTAGAGTTGTAAATCTGAACGACCATCTTGGGAATAAATGCACGGCGCGTGACGTAAGTCAGTTCCGTGTATTGTTGACTCCCAGTGGCCGGAATGATGCCGCCACCAATAGGCATAACGATCTCCTAAAAAAAAGCCCCTAAACCAATAAAATCACAGCCCGATTGGGCGTGGATTTTTCCTTAACTCCGTTAACGCTGCATGTGCTGCATCGCGTGCCGCACCTACAGGATTCTTCATAAACTCAGAAGTGTTGAACTTCGACATTACTGGCTGAGGAAACTGAGAAGGCGTAGGTGCCGCAGCCTGCTTCATCCACTGATGGTATTCAGCAGCCGTCTCATGGTTGGCTATCCCCTTCTCAACCATGATCTTCTCTACTTCCTTGATGTCGTCTTCTGATTCAACCAAATTCTTTTTAACCAGCGTCTGCCGCCTGCGGTCAAGCTCTTCCTTGGCTTCTTTAGCCCGTAGCTTGGCCTCTAGGCTCTCTACTCGCTTCTGAGACTCGGCAAGCACCGTATTGGTACGCTCTTCGATCTCAATCTCGGGAATAGGAACGTCAGGACGCACCTGCTTGGTTAATGACAAGAACTGCTTACGCGTTGCTGGATTCTCAGCCAGCGTCTTAGCAAGCGATGCAAGCTCTGCTTGTGCCTCTAAGGATAAATTTTCCAGTGACATAGTTAGCCCCTTTTCTGTACTAGATCACTTTTTTAGTGTCGCCCGGCTTAGATAGAGTCATTTTGTTCTTTGACCCAATCTTGGCGGGGTTGCTCAGACCACCCATCTCGGAGAACCGAGGCGTGTTTACGATCTGACCGTTTTGCTGCGTGTTGTCCGTAGGACGGCGGGGAGATAGATTCCCGCGTGGTTTGAAAAGTTCCATCGTTTGCTCCTATAGAGGCATTACGGGTTGTTGAGTACCGGGTACTGGTGCCTGAGAAATCGCTCTTGCTTCAGGAGTGGCACCTCCTGCCTGCGGCAAAGTCTGTACCAAGTTCATAATTTCGTTGGGCATCAGTTGACGAGTGTCAGACTCACGCTCACCGAACTTGGCAGCAATTTTGGTAACGACATCTTGCAAGGCTTCGCCTTCTGGAGACTGTACGCCAAAGGTCTGCAAGGCGTTTTGCAACATGTCCAAGGCCATCATCACGTTCAGACGGGCCTGCTCCATGTTTCCTTCCTGCGGCTCTGGGGTAGTCATAGGACTAGCCATAGGCGCAGTCATAGCATTTTGTTCGGAAGGGGGCGGGGTGTCAGGAACAGTACCTGCCATAGCAGGTTCTTGCTCTGCCCTTAGCATGTCCATCATTTCTCGGTTAGAAACAGCCATGTCTATACCTTTCTTCCTGTTTGGGGCGATTGTCAATACAAAGAATCTATCATGTCAACCTGGCTAGCAGGTTAAAACGTAAATTCCCCACTTCAGTAACGAGTGGTGCGGCGCATATTTGAGCGTGGCAAACCGCCTTTTTGGGCCTGCCGGACGTAGGAAATGCGGCCTGTACCCTTTTCTTCACGCTTTAACTGGCTTTCAGTCATGCGCGGCTGGTCGCCAGAGCGCAGATTACCTTCAGGCTGGTTCATTGACATTTAATTCTCCTGATTGAAGTGCAACGGGTTGGGTTTGAAGCTGTTGCAGTTGAGTTGGGTCAGGAATTATCGGGGATTGTGGCGTTTGCGGCTCAACAGGCGCTTGGGAAGCCTGTTTTTTAAGGTCATCGAGCAAAAGTTGCTTCATTGGCGGGTCAAGCATCTCGATTAGGCGCTCTTTGCTGATAGTTCCAGCCTGGAAGAGGTTAAATGCCAGTTCTCGCATGTCTTCCATGAAGATCGGGCTATTAGAATGGGCATCTACCTTGACGTTGAAATCGTTTGTGAACTGCTTGGCAATGAACTTATTGCCGTCTTCGTCTACATAAACGGTGTCGTCGTAGACCATCATCATCTTCAAATACAGGGTGGCGAGCTTTTCTAGGGCAGATTCGATCACCAAAGCACGTTTTTTGGCCCTAGAAGACCCTAAACGGGCTAGTTGAGAGGCGTGTCCAGCACTTCTAACCCCTGTTTCACCCCTACCTTGGAGCACAGAAACGATGCCGGAGGCTTCTGCAAACATGGCATCTATCTCTGCAATCTCCCTAAATATGTCATTGGGGATGTCAGGAATGAACTGTTCGACCTTAGCATTGGGCATATCAGTAGCCAAAAGACCAGCAGCACGCTGTAGGGCAAAGTTCTTTTCATCCAAAATCCCTGTAAAACCCATCAAAGCAGTCGGTGGACTGACCTGTTTGTCTAGTAATTGCAGGATTTGGGTAGTTCTTTTGTTCCTCATGTCCTGCAAGAAGACCAGACGCTGCACTTCTGACTGCCCCCAGTAGTAGTCGTACTGTGGATTGGGTGCAATCTGCACAAAAGGCACCTCACCTGGCAGGAACATGCTAGTGGCGGGTCTGTCGTAGATCACTACGTCTGGATCGGCGATAGTGACGCACATATAGTCGTCTTTATCGTCGTCGTATATCCAAAGTTCCCGCATCATCACCGTTTCTTCAGCCAGCATAGGCACATAACGATTGATTCCAGCCAAATTAAGGTTAATGTTGCCGTAAATCGTCGGATTGGTAGCGGAAGTGATGACCCGATCTATTCCTTGGGCCTCATGCTTAGTTTGTTGCTCAGAAAATGTGATGCGCTGCACCAATTCTTCCCGTTTGGGGTGGCTGTAGAGCCTAGAGAAGAGTTCTGAGCGTGTCATGTAGTAAATCTGCACCATCGCCTCTTGGCGGTCAGTGTATGGGGTGTCTTCTCGCAGCACGCCCATAACGGATGGCTCGACCATGTAGGGGTGGA